TTATCAGATATCCATCTCTTCTGTGAAGTTGGTCAAGTGCCAAATACATTCAAATCAATTATCTTTCCTTTGAGTTCTCAAGGTATCCAGTTCTTAGTAGAGTCAGATATAGTAGTATTTGACTGAACAATACTCGAAGTCATACTACTTGCTAATGTTGTAACTACATCAAAGGTAGTTAATCAAGGTACGCAGAGTATAGTTCTTATTCATTTATGTTGTGGTGCAGCAGCCACTATATCCACAACATCTCACGTTTTATAGGTATGGTTTGTAGCACAAGTAATACGGATAGTTGGTCATACAGCTGTAATATTGATAGTACATCCTGTACCAGTACCGCCTGTAGTTGCTCGACCTGTTCCAACAGCATATCCTGTTCCTGTACCTGCCGAGAAGAGTTCTAAGCCAGTTACGATACCACCAACAGCTATAGAGGTTACGATGACTTGTGCGCCAGTACCACCAACAGCACAAGTAAGTATATCTCAAACTGAATATCCAGTTCCTCCAGCTGTAGGAGCAGAAGCTATAGACTGTATTCATAATGCTATAGCAGTACCAGTAGAGATAGCAAAAGGAGTATCAAATCATTTTCTTGCAGACATAATACAACATATTCCGTCATCAACAGATTGCCCCTGCATAAAGAAATCATTCTCAGGAGAATAGGCAAGAAGCGTAGAACGACCTCAGATAGCCATATATATTCTATCAAAGTCAGACCATACTTCATAAGTGGAAGTAGCATCAGGCGTGATGTCCCAGTCTTTTGCTACCCAAAATGCAGTAGCAGTATGTGCTACAATTCTTCTGTTTTGTCCAGCACCTGTTCCGCCTGTGATTAAGATACGATAATTTCTATATATGTCAGGAGTCAAAGCAAGTCAAGAGTCAGTAGCACTACGAGCAGTAGCACTTTCAAATGTTCAAGTTACGCTCGCAGTTCAAATCTTTCCAGTACGTTCAATATTTACGTTCGTAGCTAGAGCCACATCTAAGAGTCATTGCTGTACTGTTTTAGATTGCCACCTATCAGCTATTACGTCATAGTATTGCATTGAAAAGAATGGAGCAGCAGCAAGAGCAGACAATAGATAGATACCACCTGTAAGAGTAGTAAATGTAGTAGTTGTGTCAGGCGTTACAGTCCAAGCAGGAACAGAGTAGTCCTGTGAAGAGATTTCATAATGAGATTGCGTAGCAGCAGCAGCAGAGAGTAAAGCGTACGGAGCATTTGCTACATATGGTTGATTATTCCAAGGATTATGAGGTTGCAAATTTACATCTGATACATAGATAGTATTAGTATCATTATAGAGAATTGTTTTGTATTCTGTTTGGTCATTACCAAAAGTAATCCCAATGGTATATCCAGCCCATTGATTTATTTTCCATTTCTTAGTAGTGTCTTGTAGGTTTGTAGTACCAGAACCACCAGTACATACTCCAAAGTCGTGAACATTGTCTTTTACCCAAGTCATTACTCGCTCTTGTCCTGCGCCTGTATTCGTAAGTGTTCGGATAGTTTGTCCATTAAAGAGTTTTCCTACTCTTCCACCTATTCGTACAGTCGTAGAAGTAGCACCTAAGACAGTTCAATGATGCCCTCTACGCATTGTATATCGCATATCACAGACAGTAACAGGTGCTACTTGAGGAGTTGCAAGCAGTACAGTTGTTTGTGCGAGCTTGTCGTATTTCCAAAAGGTAGAACCTGAAAGAAAATAAATATCTCTACACTCTCCATCTTCTGCGGTTGTGAAACAAGACAGAGCAGTTGTAGCAACTGGAAGCTGATTCATTAGTTCCGCCCTTTGTGGGGTGACTCATCTTTTATTTGTGTTGGAAGCGACAGACATATTATGAAAAGGTTACGATGAAAAGGTTATATTGTTGAGATATGAAAGAGTATAGAGGTCAGAAAGATACTGTGCTGTAAGGAATGATGAAACAGTTCATTGCTGTACTTGGTTAGTAAGAGAAGAAACAAGCCCTATACCTCATATCGTAGCTACATTTGGATTAGAGTTCTGAATAGTCCCTATATCGACAGTAAGGCGATTATTACCACCTCAAGCAGCATTCATTACCATTCCGAGTAGATTGGTAAGCTGTGCAAGCATTATCTCTTGATTTACTTGTGTTTCCTCAGTAGCAGGGTTTATTATTGCCTTTGAGGAGTCAGCGATTTGTGTGATTTCAGCGTGAGACATATTATAGGATTAGCCAATTACTTCCGTCTGAGACAATAGGGATATTCGTGTTCTTGAAAAGTATATCTAAAATAGAATAAGTATCAATAGTTTCTGTACCAAATGGGACTATATGTGCTTCGTATGTTCAAGAGGAGATACGTTTGAATTGATAGTTAGCGGTGTTATCTATTGCTGTAGGGAGGTTTATAGTTATGTCAGAGAGAGTAGTGTCGATTAGGTAGAGATAGTTTCAAGAGGTTTCAGTGATTGTTGTGTCTCAAGATATAGAGACAAGAGTTTCAGAAGTCGAGTCAGTTATCCATTCAGTATCGAAGTTCTTATTAGTCTTTTTAGCTAAAATCTGTCCAGTTGTTCCTCATCTAGGCACTCATTCTCAAGGATTTCAAGGAGAGCCAGTTAATGTTTGTATTTCATACGGAGTCAAATCACTAAACTTCATTTTATCGCCAGTATCTCACTTATCGCCTTTTTCTCCTTTGTCTCACTTCTCCCCCTTTTCCCCTTTCTTTCCGTCTTTTACTTTAGGAGTCTTCTCTACTACTTTTTCCTCTATCTTCTCGTCAAGTGTTTTAGGTACTTTTACTAGTAATGGTTTGTTTTCTGGTACAGAGACTTCTATAATATTATCACTTACATCAACAGTAATTACATTGTCTGTTATGTTTACGATATGTTTCATTATTTGATGATAAAATACTCCTCATAGATAGTTCTAGTGTCTTCTCCGTCTACTTCTTTGATACATATCTCACATTCTCCCTCTATTTCGTCATCTAAGGTCATTTTAAGAGGTTTATTATCCTTTGGGGATATAATCTCTACTTGCTTCTCTTCTTCTTGCTCTACGACGATTATAAAGGTCTTTCCTTTAACTTCGTAGGGTTTTCATTCTTTTCGGAGTTCAAATGTTTGAGTATCGCCTTTATTGAGTGTTTTCATATTAGAGTTCAAATGAAATAATAGGTGGGAATGTTTCTATTGTTCCTGTGTCTCATTTATGTATGGATAGGTTGAGAGTCCCTGTTGTTGGAAGATTGGTTGTGTGGGTTGCTTTTAATACACCATTGATATAAAACTTCGCATCAACTCAAGGGTTGAATACTATTTCGTAAGTATTCCAATCAGTTAAAGTTATTCAAGAGTTTACATCAGTTGATGTTTTAGTAGTTCAGTTTGAATTATGTGCAAAAAGATTTCCACCATACTTAGTGAATCTAACAAGTCAGTTGGTAACATCTGTATCAGCTGTATTTACATTTCATCCAGATATACATAGTCAAAATCCAGCACCATTATTAAATTTACATCTAATCTTTATTCTTATATCTTTAGATTGTGCTGGACTATACTGTGCAGTGCTTCCGCTTCAAGGTATCAATGTTGATGTTTTACCATCAGAAGCAGCAGTAAAAGTCCAATATCCACCTGCATTAAATGTTGCAGGAGAAAGTCCAGTTGTTGTCCAAGTTGCTCAAGGTGTTTGTATTGTATACCATTCGTTTAATAGGTTGGTGGATACACCATACTGTCAAACCATTTCGTTTTGTGCAGGTGTGAGGAATTTATTAGTTGCTGTTCCTGCTTTAGCTTCTGCATCACTAGCCCTATAAACATTAGGTTTCTGTTTCTTATTTGCTGTTCCTCCAGTATCGTATGCAAAAAGGAAATCAGCATCCATATCGCCTACTGTATCCTCTGTAAGTCCTGTTACAAGTGTCGTAGTATCAAATGAAGTCAATGGGCTTCAATCATATCGTAGATATGAGACACATCTCCAGTTACCACTTCCAAGCGAGACAAATTCAGCTGTATCATTTGCTATTGTTGTAATGTTCGCACCAGTAGGCAATATAAGACTTGTTGCGTTATGTGTGAGGAGTAATGCACCAGTAAATCGTACTTTAACTTGAGTACCTGCTGTTGTTGTTCAAAGTGAAGTAATAGTAATTACTCAAGTAATATCTACAAAGTTACCTGTTGCTGCTCATAAGTTTACTACCGCAGCAGAAGCTATATCAGCACCTTTAGCAAGTTTTACTTGTCCTGTGAAAGTATCTCCTGCCTTGTTTGCTTTAGCATTATTGAGTGTAGTATAGTTTCCAGATATTGTAGTATCTTGTGCATCGTTCAAGTCGTTTATCTTTACGCTTGAGTAGGTTGTAGTGGCACTTTCAGAGCCATCTACAATTAAGTCGTCTCATATATCTGTAGCGATAGAGCCGATAGTTATTTTTTTAAGTTCAGAGTTGTCTTCGGTGTCTGCAATCAAAAGTAAATCAGCATCTATTGGATTAGCTTTACTTGGTATGTCATTCGGAAAAATGAGATTAGGCATAGGGAAAATGGTTACGACCAAATTGTGGTCAAAATATTAGTGTCGGTTATTCACATTATAGTATCTCCGTTAATATCTACAAGTAAGTCTCAATGAATATCCGTTATACCAAAAGTATAGCGGTTTCTATTCCAGTTAGTTTGTGGGCGTGTTCTAGGCATATTATTTTTTAGGTTTTTTTCCTTTTTTAGAGCAAGGCATAAATAAATTAGTTAGAAATCCAAATCCAAGCAAGACAGAGTCATAATGCTATTCATTCAATCATAAATTGTTTTTTATGTAAGTAGAAAATTTAATTGCTGGTATCTTTTTCTGAATTTCAGCAACTACTTTAATTATAGTATTTTTATCTCCGCGAGCAATAGCATCCGCTAATTTGTTTTTACTTTGTGCTGATACAGTCTTCCATAGAGGAGATTGCATAGCAGAAACAAACTGTTTCACGAATACTGCACTAGCAATAGCAGGAATAGCACCACCAGAAGCGAATCATCAAGCCAATGCACCACTCGCAGCGATTTTACTCACTAATCCTCCTTGTTGTGGTCAAGTTCTCTTCGCTGTTTCTGTAAGTATATCATCGAGACTAGACCAGAAGCTAAACTCTTTATTTATTGTTGCAAGATTTGGGTTTTGTTTTGCAAATTGATTTCTTATTTCATCAGCTATATTTTTACGGATAGAGTTTTTTACAGATAATGCTTCATCAGCAATAATGCCTTTTGTATTGTATACCATTCTGTCCAGAGATTGTCTTACTGCACGAGCTTTATTTGGGTCAAGGTCATCTCAAAACTTAGACAACATAGACTTGAAATCGTTTATAATTTTTGTCTTCTGTGGGTCTAGGTCTACTCCTGCAACTTTCTCTTTCATTGTGTCGAGTTTTGATAGTATAGGAGATATTTGTGTTTTTCCTTTTACTTCTCATTTTGCAAATAAGTCGTCTATCTGTTGTCCTACTATTTCAATATTGCTTTTAGCTTTTTCTTGTATGGATTCACGAGAACCTTTTATTCACTTCTGTAAAAATGTTGGTGCTATTTTTGTAGCCATTTGCTTATACTTCTCTTTGGTAGGTCATAGAGCTTGTAAAACTTGTTTTTCTGCTCATTGTCTTAGCGTAGGAATGATTTGTTTTGCTTTTCCTGCTATACCTGCTCATACTACTCATAAACCTGCTCATAGGGCAATATCTCAAGGCGTTACTTCTCATTTCTGAGCAAGAGAAAATGCTGTTGCAGACTTAGCACCAGAAACACCAGCTCGTAATATTCATTGTCAGAGAGTTCATTGTGCTAGTTTTGTACCTGTTAGTCATGCTTTTATAGCTTCTCCTGTTTTACCTGCCTTAAGTCATAGATTTGCAAGAAGTTTTGCTTTACTTGCAACCTTTAAACCTGCTCAAGCTCATCTTGCAATAGCTCATTCTACTCATACTGCTGGCAATAATAGAGAAGCAAACTCTCCTGATGTTGCATATCAGCTTTCTGGATTATATCCTGCTTGTTTTGCTATTTTATCATTTTCAAATACTTCTCAATATGCTTTTTTATATGTGTTGTAAAAAGAAGTAGGGTCAGCTGACTGGTCTCAAGGAGCAAGTCTGGAAAGTTGTCAGGCAAGTAAACCTGTTGAAGCAATTCCACGAGTAACTCAAAATGAAAAGTTTCAGAATCTTCCCTGTTGCTCTGCTATTTTTGTTGTATTACTTTCTGCGAGTTTCGCTTTAATCTCTGCATTACTTGCTCATTGTGAAATAAGCTGTTGTACGAGTTTTTCTTGTTCTGGTGTGAATGTCATATTAATAGAATTAAGGAAGTTTATTAAGAAGCAATATAGTCTATTGTTTTTGGTGTTGATTGTTTTCTTAATGCTTCAATATCTGAATTGGTGTTTTGAAATTCATTTCCTGTTGGTTTCTCTGTTGTACCAAATAATTGATAAGATGATACAGGTATTCACATTACAGATTGTGCTTGTGCGAGTTCTTCTTGTACTGCTTCATCATAAGCAGATTGCATAGCACCTATTCTTCGCTTCATAGCTTCTACAAGTACCTTTTGTGCATCTTTAGAAAGTACCTCACTACCACCATACAAGACAGTTTTTATAGATTGTCGTATCTTGTCTGCTTGTCATTTACTTGCACCACTTTGAGCGATTGCATATTCTCCTTCTCGTACTACTGAATCTGGGTCAAGTATCTTTGCATAGTTAGAGATTAAACCTTGTATATCAGAACCATTTAAGTCGATTTTATCAGCTTGGTCAATCCATTTTCGTACTGCGTTTGTATTTCTCCAGCTTTTTATTTCTGGTCTTGAATCTGCTTTACCTTGTAAGCTCATAAGTTGTGATTTTTGAGACTTATCGAGCGGTGTTGCTCAAGGAACTTCTGTACTAGGGTCATAGAATCCTTTTATTTGATTCCAGCGTTTGCTTCATACTTCAATAGTATCTCTTCGAATTACTCCGTCTGGTGGGTCAGAATAGTTAGAATCTACAATATTTATACTTCCATCTGGGTTTACGCTTTCGATAAATCCAACGTGTCCATATTGTCCTACGTCTTCAATAAATGCACCTCAAACAACTGGAGTATTTGAGTTTATATTTTTAATCTTTTCTGATATAGAATTACCAAATATTTTAGTACCTACTAGGTCGTTTACAAATGCTCCACATTCAGTTCTCCCATTTGGTGCTTTTCCTCACTCCTGTACTCATTGTACTTGTACAGAGTTTCCGTCTGGTCAAATAGCAAGGTCATATACACTATTTTGTGATATTTTCATTGTTCCGTCATCATTCAATACAGGCTGAAATTGTGGTGCAGGTGTTCAATTTCAAGATACTGCTCATAGTTTAGCATAATCTAGGTTGAGATTAGCTTGTGCTAGACTTCTCTCGTAGTTTATACCATTTTGTACTGCGTTTGAGTAGCTTGCTTTCATTTCTTCTGGAGTCATTCCAGTAGGGTCTACACCGAGTTGCAATAGTCCTGTACTCAAGTTATATTCTTGCTCACTTCTCAAATCTTCTAGCTTATTCTTGCGTTCCTCTGCTCTGATAGCGTTTCAATCAGCGAGTTCTCTTTGATAGCGATATTCTTCGAGATCGATTTCTTTTTCGATTCTTGTATCTTCTCTCACTATATCTTCTTGGCGTATTTCATCTGCGTTGATAGTATCGTACAATTTAAAAGCAAGGTTTCGTTTGTCTGCTCTATCAGCCATTTGTATATCAAACATATCTTTATTCTCTGTTGAAATTCTCGTTGCTTCTGCTTTAGCGTTCTCTAGTTGGTCACTTATATATTGAGCTTGGTCAATAAGAGGTTTAGCTTCTCTTGCGATAGCGGAAGCGATTACACTTTCAGGAGCACCTTTATACATTTCTCTCACATCGTCTCCTATTTTCCTTAGATTATTATTTGCATCTGCCATTTGTCCGTTCAGGTCATTAACTATTTTATTCTGCTC